AAAAGTGGTTCTTTCCAGGGCGACCTTGGGGGTGAGTTCTTCAACCAGAAGCAGTACGTGTTGGAAGAAATTCCACAGTACGGTTTCTCGTCGGAGGTCATCCAAGAAGGACGATACAGGACTTACTGTAATTACAGTGGTCCTGTCCTTCCCGAAGCTCCAGGCGTTCATGGCTTCCCTGCGTATTTCAACAGTAGCAATGCTACGTTGGATGCGTGGGGATCTAAAGCCATTGCCGCCTGTAAGCCTACCAATAGTGTCGCCGACACTTCAGTCTTTCTCGGAGAGCTGATGAGGGAAGGGGTCAGAGACCTCTTCCATCCTCGCAACCTGGAAAGGATGCGTGACGTTACCCGCGCGGCCCGAAAGGTCCCCGCGGATACGTATCTGCAATACGAGTTCGGCTGGAAGCCAGTTGCTCGAGATGCGGCCGCAATAGCGGCTGCAGTTCTCGATCGACACGTCTATATGACGCAGTTCGAAAGAGATTCGGGCAAAATGGTGCGTCGTAGGTTTGCTTTCAAACCAGTTGTGAGTGAGCAGACGGATCAGGTCGGAACGGATGTCTCAGTTTATCTGAGGCCTTCGCATGCCGTCCTGTATTCGGATGCTCTGCCAAAGGGCCGGGTCTATAGGACTAGAACGTCCTTAACATCACGCTGGTTTTCTGGCGGATTTACGTATTACACTCCTAAGGACTACGGTCTAAGGAGTGACATTACGCGATCCGTCCAGATGTGTAAGAAGGTCTTTGGACTTTCTTTCACACCGGACGTGGTGTGGAACCTGGCTCCTTGGAGCTGGGCCGCAGATTGGTTTACAAACATCGGGGATGTTCTTTCGAATATCTCCGATGCAGCCATCTACGGCCTGGTGTTGAAATACGGTTACATGATGGAGCACACAATGCGCTCCGACAGGTACGTATTTGCGGGTCCGAACGGGTTGAGAAACTCGTCGATCCTGCCCCCCCCTGTCACTTTGGTTAGTGAAACCAAGGTGAGAAGGAAGGCAACACCCTTTGGGTTCGGACTTACCTGGAGCGGTTTTAACCCGTTCCAGTTGTCCATCGCTGCTGCTCTGGGTCTTTCCCGGAGTTAGCAACGGATGCACTGTAGTACCAAACGCCAATGGGAGTCTCACAAGGCTCCTAGGAGGGATGCCCATGTCGTTCACCGATCCGCAGACCATCACAATTCCGCCTGGCTCGGCGATCAGCCTGCCACGCACAAGCGTGGGAGATGACCGTTCCGAGTATCAGTCCGGAGATGGCCTCAACCTGTTGACCGTTTCCCATCAGTACGGGAAGCGAATCCGCAGGATGGTGCGGTTCGATACGTCCAAGATGGCGGCTGACGTGTTCAAGCCGACGGAAAACGTGAAGGTCGGAATGGCGGTTTACACCGTCTTCGACCTTCCGCCCGCCGGCTACACGCCGACCGAGGCACTCAATGTCTGGATCGGTTTCCGAACCCAGCTGAGTGCCACATCGGACGCGCTCATCACGAAGCTTCTCGGGGGAGAGTCCTAAGGGGCTCAATCTCGAGATGACTCTTCGTCGTAAGCTCGAGTTGCACTCCAGCCAACTTCCTCCCCAAGAAGGGGATGAGAAGGATGCCTGGAATCAGCTCGATCACCTTGCGCTAGAGATCCAACGATCTGTTGGGTCTCTGCACAAGGCGCTTACTCCGGAGAGGGACGACCGAGTTCCGAACGCCCTGCTGCTCGTAAGAGTAACGGGGCGTCGACGGACCTGGTCGTTCCGTCTTCGTGATGGGTGACGACGTAGGGCTTGTCTGTTCACCTATCGATCCCGGAATCTATTTTCGGGAGTTAAGGAGTACCGTTGTATACGATACACCCCAACCTCGAGTTGGATTCCGCCACTAAGGTGCTGTTGGTCTCACGGATCGACGACGATAAGTTATCGGTCGGTGCGGCCTTCGCCGGATTGGGCCTGTCCATTGCGGACGTGGCCCACGACGGCATCTTCGTCGAGCTGTTGTTCGCTAACGCGAGCTTCAGCAAGGCGAAGTTGGTGCACAAGTGGATTCGGTTGTACCTGGATGAGGGCTACGACATGATCGGCTCGTCTGAGCCGGTCGTGCGTGGCTACCTCATCTAAGGACCTCCGTCTGGATCTCTTAAGTGAGAAACAGGCAGGTTCCGAATCGCCGAACTGAGTTCGGCGGTCGGAGGAAGTCAGATAAGGTGGCTAAGACGGCACCGGCCGCAAGGGCGGTTGCTGTTCTTATCACCATTCTGAACTTCTCCTACCTAGTTATCCAAGGAGTTGTCGCAGCTAATCACTGCTAGACTCTTGGGGTGACTTCATCGGGCTAGGGATCGCCAATCTCCCTTAGAAAGGAGGTAGCGTGAAAAGCCTGATGTCCCTCTGGTCCTGTATGGCCAATGAATTGGCCATACGATGCTGCACTAGCGCCACCCGCGACATAAAATATGTCGTGGGGCGAGCCGAACACGAGGGGTTATGGTTTTTAGCCGTAACTCTGGCAGACTTTGGAAAGGCC